TCATCAATCTTATGAGTTGGAATACCATCATAAATTTGAGCGATAATTTGTTGTGCTAATTCAATAGCATTTAATTTAGTTAAATCTTTAGAATATTTTTGAATACGTTTAATGATTTTATCAAAAGAAACTTCTTCTCTCTCATTATTACGCTTTAATACATACATTGAAATTGTTGATGCCATTTTAATAGTTATTAATTTGTTAATAAGTAATAATTAAAAATTTTTGTGTTACTAAAATAAAATTAATATATTAAAATACAAATATTATTTATTAATATTGTTAATATATTTTTTTATTTTATATTAATCTTAAAGTTTTTTATTTTTAAATCAATATATTTTTAAAAATAAAAAATAACATAAAATAAGTAATTTATTAGTGGGTAAACCCATTATATAAAAAATAATAAACTAGAAATTAAAATAATTAAAATAATAAAAATAATTAAAATAATAAAAATAATTAAAATAATTAAAATAATAAAAATAATAAAAATAATTAAAATAATTAAAATAATAAAAATAATAAAAATAAAAAAAATAATAAAAATAAATAAAGATAAATAAATAAGAAAATTATTGACTAACAAATATTTCTTTTTTGACTTCTTCTTTAACTTCTTCTTTGACTTCTTCTTTAACTTCTTCTTTAACTTCTTCTTTAACTTCTTCTTTAACTTCTTCTTTAACTTCTTCTTTAACTTCTTCTTTAACTTCTTCTTTAACTTCTTCTGGTTGAGGTAATAATTTTTTAATATTTGCTTTCGTTTTATTTTCACAATAAAATTTAACTTTTTCACAGTAATATAAATCAATTAAATTATTATTTTCTAAATGATTAAATATATCATAAACATTTAATACTGGTATTATTTTTTCTTTTTGTTGTGTTAAATTTACATATTCACCTTCGCATAAATTAACAATTAATATTAAACCTGTTATATTACCACCATATTTTCTAATTTTATTCATAATATTATTTAAAATAAAATCATTACTTACAATTGTTTCAATTAATAGAATTTTATCATCAATTTCCATTCCACCTTCTATCTTTATATTTTTAATATTATCTTTATCATTATTATCATTTCCATAATGATTTATATATAACATACCTTTTTCAAAACTAGTTGCTATATTGGTAGCATAAGGAATTGCGCTTGAACTAGTAGCACAAATTTTATTAAATTCTATTTCTTTATTTATTTCTTTAGTTTTAATTATATTTTCAACTAGTAAAGAAATTGTATCAAATAAGTGTGGTTGTGATAATACTTTATTAAAATTCATATGATAAGGTAGTTCTCCACTAATAGGGCATTCTTTTACAGTAATTGTTTTTGAAGACATTAAACTTGTATAAATTGTAGCTTTAGCCATAATGAAACGAGTTGAGAAATGAGTTTAGAAATAAGTTGAGAAATTTAAATAATAAATAAATAATTATATTTATAGTTATTATTATAAAATAAATTTTAAATTAAAATTTTACTTATTTAATAAAAAAAAATATTAATAAATATTAATATTAAAAAAAAATATTAATAAATATTAATAAATAGTTTAATATAAAATGCTAACAAAAAAACATTTAACTTTAACTAAAAAGTCTAATAAAAAGATAAATAAACCTAAAACACAAAAAGGTGGTTTATTTAATAAAAAAATTCCTTTAGTATATAAAAATATTAGTTATCAAAAATCAAAAACTGGGTTTTCAATACCTGAATTAAAATGTCCTATTTGTAAAAGTAATTTATTTAAAATGAGAAGATTGAAACTTGCTACACAAGTAAAAGCAATGTTATTAGATACAGATTTGTTTGATAATAAGTTTATAGAATTTACGTGTGTTAATTGTGGTAAAGTTGAATTTTATAGTGATAGATTAAATTATACAAAAAGTACAAACTAAGTTTTTTCTAAAAACTTATTTTTTATAAACTTAAACTTAATAAATATTAATAGGTTTTAATGTATTTGACGCATCTGGGTCTCTAGTTACTATTCTGAAGAGTAAGTGAGATTGTAAATCAATATTAATTAATGTTCCATAAGTAGCACTTGTAAAATTTAAACCTGTATCATTATCATAATAAGTGTTAGGTTCAAGAGTACTATTCATGTCATTTAATTTTCCGGGAGGACTAATATATAAGTTGTTTATAAAACCTCTATTACTAAATTCATCTGATCCATTAGTTTCTAAATCTAAATTAATAATAGTATGACCTTCTTCTCTATTAATAAAGGTTTGAAATTTACTATTATTTACTCCTGAAGTATTCATTGTAAAATTTCTTATTAAAATTTTATCACCAACTCTAAATAATCTATTTGAGAAATAGGTAGTTGTTTCTATTTTAATCATTTTATAGTCAGAACGCTTAGTAAATGGATAAGCATTTGAAGCATCTAGTTCTAATGTATCCAAAATTTCAGTTAATATCTTTGTAAATGTAATTCCTGTTGAAGTTAAAGATAATACATCATTTTGAGTATTTATGAAATTACCTCTGGGATCAGTAATTGAGATTGACATACTATTTAAACTTGCTAAAGGATTATTGTAAAACTTTTTCTTTTCAAAATAAGCTGGATTAAATTTCATAAACCCTCTATTATATTCACTTGTAAAACCTTGTTTTGGAGTAGAATTTACAATACTTGTGCCAGCACCTGATATATAATCAGTTGATAATACACTTGAACAAAATACTTTATCAAATATAAGTGTTGAAAATGCTCTATCAACCCAATTATTAGTACCTCTAAAAACACTGTCTAATTCATCAATACGTAATAATAAGTAAGGATATTTCATTAACCCATTATAAAGACGGGTATCAAAAGGTATAATACTTGAATCCATAGGTAAAATAGCATTTACTAATTCAACACTAACAACATTTTTATACATTTGACTAATACCAGCACCTGTAAATTCATTATGTTGATTAAATTTAACACGGAATTTAAAACGACTTTCTGCATTTTCTTCCCATTGTCTATCAACACTATTTATATTTATATAATGAACTTTTTCAATATAATCAGGTTGGCTGTCTTTTTGTAATTTAACTAATGCTTCCTGCATTTTTGATAAATCAACATTAGATGCGGGTTGAGATTTATTATCATTAACAATATGTTTTTCTATTTTTTTTAGCATAGTTTGAGTATATTCATTACCTAAGTTAGATAAATCTAATGGGTTAACAACAGTTTGACTAATATTAGTAGTAGCATTCGTATTATTTTTGCTTAATACTATTTGATTTCTATTAGTAGATTGATTAATTGGATTAGGAGAAATATCATTTGTATACTGATTATTTTGTTGATTATTAACACGCTGGGTATTATTTTGATTTTTATTTCTTTCGTAATTTTCTGATTGAGACTGAAATTGTTGATTGCGTTGTTTTTGATAATCTTCTAACATATCCATTGGATTTGAACCTTCCATTTTTTGTAAATTTTCAATATTTTGATAAAGAGGACTATCAACATTTTCAGTATTAAATAATGTGTCAGTCATATCATCACTTAAATTAAAAGGTTTAACTGTAAAATCAGTGCATGCTTTATCATTTTTACTTTGAGGTTGTTTTGTATTATGTTTAAAATCATTCATTATGGTTTCATTAGAATTACTATTGACATTACTATTATTATATTGATATGATGGTATAGATGGTTGTGGTAAATAAGTATTAGGATTTCCACCACCATTATTATTACTACGTTGTGTTAATAATTCATTATATTTATTATCAATGTTTTCATTTTCTTTTATCATAGTAAATCCGTGTAATGTATGAGTATTAGTTAAAGATGATATATTGTTATTCATTGTATTAATATTATTATTTGTATTATTCATAAATACATTAATTTTACTTTTATTATTGTCTCTTTCAGATATTTTAGTATGAAAATAACCAACTGATTTATCAACAAGTTGTGAATTAATGGTTAATAAATTTCTTTTATTTTGAGGACATTTTTCATATGTTATTGATGCCATTTTATTAAATGTTGTTCTATAAGCTGAATTTTTAGAAATATCTTTGTTTGTTCTCTTCATAATTTCATTAGAAACTTGTTTAAAGATAATCTCTAGATTATTCTGGGAATAATAAAGTTGACTAATAGTATCTTCACTCATTGTATTGTTTTAATAATTATAAGTTTATAATATTTAATTTATCTATTATTATTTACTTTATTAGGCTTATCCTTAAATAAACTGGTGTGTTTATTAAATGATAAACTTAAAAGAGCTTTTTAAAGCCTCGAACTTATTTGATGGTTATTATATTTAAAGTAGATATTTATTTTTAATTATTAAATTTAATTTAATAATTAATTTCAAACTATATTTTAATGTTGCACGAAAAAATATACTATATAATAATGGGTAAGTTATTTTATTCTTGAATTGCGTCCTAGTATGTGTGGTGTTCCTTCTGTCAAATTAATAATATTTAAATTATTACTATATCAATGCACTATATACTAATTACTTTCTCCATTTAATTTCGGTTTTATACATTGGGCTTAAAAGCATATAAATTTTATAAACATTAATATACGTATTGTGTGGCGATTTAACTTTTTAATGGTATATATGTCAATGGAAGATAGAAAAACAGTAGTCTAAATTAATATTTAATAGGATATTACCTTTAAATTAACAAATATATAAATTTATTTTTTAGTAAAATTAAAATATACATTATATTATTAACTAAATAAACTATACTTATAATTTATAAACCACGCTCATTTATTTAAGGATAAGCCCAATTACATTAAAATATAGTTTGAAATTAATTATTTAATTTAATTAAATAATTAAAAATAAATATCTACTTTAAATATAATAACCATCAAATAAGTTCGAGGCTTTAAAAAGCTCTTTTAGGTTTATCATTTAATAAACACACTCGTTTATTTAATGATAAGCCTAATAATAAGAATTAATACTTATAAATTTTAATTTTTATATTAATTTAATTAAACAAATTATTTTTTATATATTATTTTATATTAATTATTTTCATTATAAAATTCTCTTCTTTTGTGATTCATTGAATCATCATCAACAATATTTTGAACAACATTTTTAAATGTTTTAACGTCTAATAAACTAGTTATAAAATAGATACAATACATACCACATTCACTATTTTTATATTGATGTCTAACTTTATTAATTTTGATTTGTATTTTAATAGGTTTGTTTAATTTAGATGCTTGCTCTTTTAATCTATTCATTAATACAACTACTTCAGGATTAGGTTTTATTCCATAACTATCCCAATAACATACTTCACCTTTATTAATATCACAATACATAGCAACCCAATGACTTCCAGATTGTGTATGCTTATCTAAATTAAAAATAACACCTATTTTTGTTTTATTTTTTTTGATTAATTCAGATAAATCTATTTTACATAATTCATCTACAACGCATTCTCCAAATCCAACTTTAGTATCAAAATCCATAGGCACTGGACCAATAAACTCAAATTCAGGATATTTTAGTTCGTATTGATTCATAACATCTCTAATATCAATGGTATTTAACCATTCTCTTGGATTATCATTCCAAGATTTAGGCATAAATGGTTTGAAATTTTTTAAGAGTTCATTTTGTAAATAACTGTCTTTAATAAAATCTTGTTTTAACCAACATACTTCATCATTACATTTATATTTCATAACATTATGTATAGCATTCCATAGTGTTTTACCAGTCGTAATATTAGAAAATTCTATTTTCATTTGAGGATGGGTTTCATTCCATTTAGTTGCTATTTTACGTAATGCTTCAATTGTAAAACAACTTTCACTTGTTGCTGATTTAATAATATTTACATTTTTCTTTTTGAGTTTGTTTCTTTTAGATAAATTAGAAACATCAATTGGTTCAATAAATGGTGCACATTTT